TTGTGTATATTTTCCTGATTGATCTTGTGTTTCAATTACATCTTGTTCTTGTTGTACAGGAGTTTGAGCTTCAGTATAAATAAATTCATTTGGATTATATTCTAAAGGCTCAAATGATGGAATAATAAAATTACCACATTCGCTATAAGTTCCATATTCATCTTTATTACTATCAATTAAACTTGGAAGGTTATTTCTATGTACTCTTACGCAAGCTGGCATATCAACTTTTGGCTTGTAAATAATATCTAGCGTTGGAACGTAAAGTTCCCATCTTGGAATCTTTGGAATATTTATTTCTTTTATCTTAAAACGAGGTATTTCACTCATTTAATTTTTGGAATAACCATAGATGGCCCTGTTGTTTTTGGTAATGCGTTATCCATTACGTTTGGCAACATACCTTTTACATTTCCCATGACCTGATTCATTAATTTTGCCTTAAATTGCTCTGATGTTACATATTTGTAACCAAAGTAGCCTCCTCCTATGACAGATGAGACCATGATGAAAGAAAGGATGCTTAAAGCATTTACTATTTTTTGGAACATTTTTTTATGTGGAAACAAGCGTTTTTAAAAGCATCAACCCCAATTACTTTGATGGTGCTTTTTTTAATTGTTGGTTTAGCACCTCTTTATCTTCTTGGAGGCTTGATTCGGGTGCAGCTTGAATCTCGAGAATCTGTTGTTCCAAAAGCTTCATCGCACCGTTAATTTCATGTATAGCAATAGTCAAGTTTTGTCTTTCTATTGCCAGTTGTTGTAATTTTTCTTGTAGATTCATTTATTCATAAACTTTTTTACCATCAGTAATAGCTTTATCTATATCTGTAAATGATTCAGTAGTCCAAATAGAAGTTGTACCATCAGTTTTTTTATAAGCCTTGATAATTTCAAGATGATCTACGTTACGCTTGATCTTATCTTTGTAATCATCGTCAGTTTCATCTGATTTTTTAGCGGTGTTGATGACAGTTACACTATCACCAGCAGCGGAGAAAATTGCTGCGATTTCGTCTGCTGTTTTTTCTTCCATAATTAAAATACATTTGTTTACAGTTTACCCTGCTTCGAGGGCTGTGACTTTTGCTGATAAATCTTGTACTGCTTTAACTAATATTGGAATTAATCTTCCATAAGAAGCTTCTAACTTATCAGGATTCTCTTTCAAAACAGCATGAATATAATTATTTTTATTACCTAGTACATCTTCTAATTCTTGTGCAATAAATCCTAGTTCTGTCTTGCCGTCATTAGCACTAGGCTCACGCATAGCCCATGTAAATTTTCTAGGTTTTAATTTATTTATTAAATCAAGTCCATCTGTTGAATCAACAATATTTGTTTTATCTCTTTTATCTGACAAAGAACTTATTGTTTGAACTTGACATCTTATAGCTGTAATATTTGAATCTCCAAAAGTAACTGTATTATCTGCACCAGCGGATGCAGTGTCAGCATTATTTCCAATAACAATATTATTGTCACCAGTAGTTATTGCATTTCCAGCATCTGTTCCGATACAGGTATTTTTTTCACCAGAACTAATTGTGTGACCAGAATTATGTCCTACACAGGTGTTGTTGGCACCAGATAAACTTGCACCGCCTAAAGAGCCACTACCTACAGCAACAGAAAAACTTGCAGTTGTAGAGCTATCCATGGCCGCAGAACCAATCGCGGTGCATGATGTGCCAGTCGTGTTAGAACCTAATGCTAAAGTTCCAAAGGCGGTATTGTCATTTCCTGTGGTGTTGGCATCTAGAGAAAAAGCTCCCATTGCTGTACAATCCGCACCTGAAGTGTTGCTTGCTAGGACATTCGTTCCTAGCCCTGAATTTCTAGTGCCAGTGGTAGAATTTTCTAAAGCACTCTTTCCCACGGCTGTATTATTTTCACCAGTATTTACTGATAAAGCAAAAGTTCCAACGGCAGTACATTGAGAGGAAGTCGTAATATCTTTTAATGCATCCTTACCTACCGCTGTGTTAGCTGTTCCGGTCGTGTTTGCAGTTAAAGCAGAATGACCCACTGCGGTATTGTTATTTGCCGTCGTGTTAGCATCTAAGGCACCTGAACCGTAAGCTGTATTTCGTGTTCCAGTCGTGTTTGCAAATAAAGCTTGATAACCAAAGGCAGAATTATCATCAGCCGTAGTATTAAAAACAAGAGCATTATGGCCAAAACCTGAGTTTTGACTGCCTGTAGTATTTGAAGCTAGGCTACCCTTACCTGTTGAGGTATTACTTGCACCAGTCGTGTTTTTTTGTAACGCAGAATGACCAAAGGCAGAATTATTACTTGCAGTCGTATTTTCCTCTAATGAGTCTTTTCCAAATGCAGAATTACTAGCTCCAGTCGTGTTAGAGCCTAATGCGTTATGGCCGAAGGCTGATAATTCACTTCCAGTAGTGTTAGCATCTAAGGAATTACATCCAGTTGAGGTATTTCTATTACCAGTTGTGTTTGATGCTAGGCAATTCCTTCCCACAGCAGTATTAAAATCTGCTGTCGTATTGTTTTCTAAGGCAAATGTTCCTATGGCTGTGCAAGATGCTCCAGAACTATTTTCATGTAAAGATTGATAACCAACAGCTACATTTTCAGTACCAGTTGTATCTTGTGCAGCTTGATAACCAACAGCCGTATTGTTACCCGTTGTTGTAGAGGTTTGTAGTGCTTGCGCTCCTAGCGCAGTGTTGTTACTGCCTGTCGTGCAGCCATCTAAAGCCTCACCTCCTAGAGCAACGTTGTTTGACCCAGTTGTAATATTATCGCCAGCTTCCCCTCCTACAGCAGTATTATTAGCACCAGAAGTTAAAGCCGTTAAAGTATTAATTCCCACCGCTACATTAAAGGTTCCAGAAACAGAAGCATCTAAAGCTGTTACTCCTAAAACAGTATTACTAGCAACAGAGTTTGCTCCTTTACCTATACTTACTCCATTAATTGTTCCATCAACTGCAAAAGCTGGCCCTCCAGCAAGACTAAATAAATTTATATGAGCATTATTAGACGTATTTCTTAGCTGCATAATACTTGTTGAAGTATTAGCAAAAAATTGACTTGCGTAATTTGTAGATGGTGCTGACGATCCAGAATTATTACTTGAAATTGCTAATAAAGCATTATTTATATCAGCCCTGACATTTGCTCCAGTGGAGTTATCTATAACATAATCGTGTTGTGCCATTTCCTAGTCCAAAATTTTCTCTAAGTATATCCTAAACCAACACTAGCTACCACGCCCAAATCCTGTTGCTGCATATTTAAAGTTCCTGTTTACATGACTTGATCCATTCTTTACATCTATATCAAATCCTGTTGAAGAAATGTTTGAAAGAGCAAAGAAATCACCTGATTGAGCATTTTCTATTGTTATACCGATTGATGGTAAAACACTATTTGCTGCAATGCTAGTCCCTGACTGCCCAGTAAAAAAACTATTTGTAAAAGTTACTGACTTTGTAGAAGTGCCAGAAGCTATAAATCCACCAGCAGATGCCCCTGCATTACCAAGACTTGTTTCTGTTCTGCTTTCTAATTCTGCTGTATAACCTAATTGATCTATTTCTATTGATTGTGCTGGATCATTAGAATCCATGTCACACCTAAATTTAAAACCTCTTGCAACATAAATACCATTAACAAAAGGATTAAATTGAGTAAATTCTGCTGAATATGTACAGTTTCCGCTTGTAGTTAAAGATGTTGCAGAAGTTAAAGTAAAGCTATTTGCATCTGGAACACTTTGAATTTCATAATCACCATCAACACCTGTACCAGAAGTAAAATCAACAGTTACAAAACCACCAACGCTGTATCCATGCGAGGACTTAGTGATTGTAATGGTTGTGCCTGATATTGCATATGTGGCTGAAACTGACAAATCAGGATCAGAATCAGTTGTAGCAACTAATAATGAAGCTCCTACATTAAAGGCAGTGGCCGCATCAAAATCAGTCCAAGTATCAACATTCCCTGTTCTTCTATCTATTAGATCATTTGGATAAAATCCTTGAGTTACAAAATGCCTTCTTAGTTTTAATGGCTGCTTACCACCTAGATCAAGAGTATTGGCAAAACTGTAAGAACCTCCAGTTATATCAACAGCACCAATAAAATCAAAATCTGCAATAGTATCAAAGTCTGGTTCATCATCTAATGTCACTAATGAACCAAGAACAAGACCATTAACATCATCACTAAAAAAACAATCTACTTTTGTTCCAGCAAAGGGTGGACTGTCTGTATCTTCTCTATCTTCTAAAACTGTAAGTTTCGGCAGTGTATTTGGTGTCGTTGAAATTAATACAACTTTTGCGTCCCCAGCACTTAAGCGGCCACCATCATCCCTGAATTTTAGGTGATATGTACCATTTACAATATTTGGGACAATTGACTCAGTGACATTTCCACTTAATGCGGGTAAAACGTCAACTGCATTAGTAAAAGTTGATCCTGTTGTCAAATTAGAACTACGGATTACTATGTTTCCACCATGCAAAACGTCAACATCTGTTGATTGATCAAAACGTAGTCGCACAAACTGATCTGATAAAGGTTCAATTTTTACATTTTGTACATCTGCTGGTAAAGCTGTTTTACCAACAGCAGTAAATGTTATTTCAGATGTTGTTGCGCTTAATTTTCCTAAAGAATTTACAGATTTTACAGCAAAAGTATATTTTCCTAGCCTTGACTCAAATAGTTGAAAATCAGGTCTAGCTACCCTTAGTCTTTGCGGATTATCATTTTCAAAAATAAATTCAACTAAATATTCTTTTACTCCCTGAATAGGTTCCCATGAAACAAATATTTTTGAAACAGCCCTATTATTTAAAACAACTATTTGTTCTGTAGCAGTCAAATTGCTTGGTGAAGGTTTTTCATCAATTAAAGTTGTAATCGGTCTTGGATTAGCTGCAACAGTTGTATCTTCTACTTGTGCATATTTATTTGTATCATGGATTATTGCTGAAATACTATATTCAGAACGTTCAACCTCTTCAACGCTCAAAACTCTATATGTTTGAAATTCAACTGTTGAATTTTCAATAGCCCATATACTGTTTGCTTGAGGCACTGCTGAAAATGCAGAAGAAACAGTAATTGTTTTTCCAGAAATACTACTTATTGATTTTGTTTCTACGCTTCCATCTGGCATAACAACTGTTAAAGTGGCACTATTTTCTGCTGTTAGATCGGTATTATCTGAATCGTCAACAATAATTTCGGTGGTAGAAACACCTGTATTAATCCGACCCCCTCTACGAATACCAGCCCTTAATGAATCTGCAATACCAATAATCATTGCTGGTCTTACTATTACACCAGCCTCAAGAGTTGTTTTAAATGTGCATACTTCATTTTCCTTTAAATTTGTATATAAAAACCACCTAGCAATTCTTGAAGCTTGCCCTCTTGAAGTACAAGCAAAAGATTTTATAGTTTTTCTTATTCGACCAAATTTTGTTATATACCCCGATAATGCTGTTATTTGATCTGCGTCAACATATTCAAAATCTAAAGTTTGTGTATCATTATCAAAATACGAAATCTCAACTTCAGTAAATTTTGTTTTTGATCCAACTCCAGTATAAGAAAATCCTTCTTCACTTACATTTGCATTTGTAAAAATATATTGAGGGTCAGATGTATTTGTAACAGTATTATTTGGCCTGTCTTGATTTATTGTAAGGGTTCCTACGCTGTAAAAAGGTGTTGCTCTCATTACAGAACATAAATCATTTATTAATGTAAAAGCTTCTTGTCTTTGTTGTATTATCACGTTGCAGCTAAAACGTGGCTCTGTTGTTCCAGTTATAGGGTCAGTTATTAATTCACTAGAATACTCACTAGCGGAATAAAAACTAAAAACATCTAAAGTTTCTTCATCTACAACACCGTCTGAACCACCAAAACCTTTATCGGTAGTTAACAAATCATATAAAATCCAAGCTGGATCAGAACACCATTCTTTATCAGTTTTGAAAGTTCCATTAAAAGTATATCCATCAGGATAAATCACCCTGCCATTTGAACTATCAATTGTTGTATCGTGAGGAACTTTTATTTTAGTTCCTTTGAGCCTATACATCCTCTTTGGATAACTTTGAAATTCTTGGGCATTAAATCTTAATCCAATGTATGCAAATCCTTGATAAGCACTTGAATCACTTTTTATTTCAGTTATTGATAAAAAATTTGTTTTGTTAGCTGTTCTTGTATCTGTATTATCAGCAGTATTTCTTATAACAGTAATATCTATAGGAAAACTCATTGTTCGTTCAAATTTTATTTCAAAATCTTTTACATAAGGTGCAGAAGCAATGCCAAAAGTTCTATCTAGTATTACTGGGTTGCTTATAGTTCCATCATTTTCTGTAATTCTTATTGATAATTTAACTTCTCTCCCAGTAATGTCTCCATCACTTGCAAAACCTTGTAAAGCTGGAAATTGAATAGAAACTCTTATCTTATCAACATCAGAATCTGTAATTGATCTGGTTACACCAACACTTGTCTTTACAGTACAATTTCCTGAATCTGGTTCATTAGAACTTTCAGCATTACCAACAAATTTTCCACTATCAGGAACAGAAACAATTTCTATCGTTTGCGGTGATCTATAACCTGTAGTACCTCCACTTGTCTCAAAATGAATTACATCACCAACATTATATCCATGATTTGCTATTTCTATTAATATTTGATTTCCAAGTAAAGTGACGCCGCTTACTGTTGTACCATTATTATCTGCAGCAGTAAATGTTCCTGTTTGTTCTGCTGTAAATGGTGAATTTTGTATTTCTAGACCGATAGGCTTTGTATTTTCTACTGCATTTATTTCTTGAATAGCTGTTTGATCTGATGCACCATTTTTAAAAAAAACTTCAACATCAGTAAAATTTAAATCTCCATTAGCGTTCATTAATGGAGTTCCATCTAAAAATATATTCTTTTTAAAAGTATCTGTTCCTGTACCACCAATATCAAATATTGAATCTATTTCTCCATAGCCCAACAAATCTAAAACTGTTGCAAATTGTTTACTGCGTAAACCTCCATCTATTAAATCTGGATCAACAACTTTTCTGTCTGTTCCAAATAATTGGTCGTCAACTAATCTAGGCATTAGGTTACACTTTTTACAACTTGGGCAGTATCAGTGCCAGCACTGATAATTATTGAGCCAGAATATACAAGCCCATAAATAATTGGTACTGGAGTACCAGCACCAGCAACATTTTGCACCCCACTAAAATTATACGACCCTCTTATAGCTGGGTCATTATTTGAAACACGAGACGGTTGAGAAGGTGGTTCTGGTGTCAGAAGATCACTTGCAAGAGTTAAACCAACAGTTAATAATAAATTAGGAAGGCCTCCAGTAGCAAAAGCCAAGACAAAAGGTATAGCATTATCAACCACAAAATCAAACACATCACCTATAAAATCAAAAAAACCAGCACCAATAGCAACAGGAATTATTTTTATGTCACCCTTACCTTTTAATGATAAAAAATCTTGAGAAACAACACGATCACCCATTTGTACCTTATAAAGTTGATTGTTCATATGTTTTTCTATTCCTTCAAAATTAGCTTTTAAAAAGTTAAAAGCCTGTTGTGGTGAACTTACAGCCGCTTCGAAAGAGCTTTGTCCTAAAAACTTTCTTAATTTTCCATAAACTTTAATTTTTCTTAGTCTCATTTTTTAATACTATTAGTAGATTGTTCGCAAATCCAATCTGAAGGAAAAAGAGAAATCCATGAATCAGTTTCAATACTATAAATATAATATGGAAATCCAATATATTCACAAGCTTTTTTATCTGCCTCTGAAGCGATCTCAGGCCCATTAGGATGACTATGTAAAACTCCTAAGATGTCTCCAGAGTCTTCACATTCTGCCCAATCATCAGGATTTACCATAAAAAATTTTTGTTTATCATCAGCTAAATTTTCGCAAGGCCAAAACTTTTCTTTACCTTCAATCAAAGCAACTAGACCACAGGCTTCTTGGGGTGAAAGTTTTATTGCATATTTTTTAAAAGATTCTTTCCAAGTCATAATTAAAAATTTACAAAAGTACCAACTCCAGCAAAATCATCCCTTGTTACTAATTTTTTTGGTGCAAATACACCGTTTAAATCAAAACTACTTATCATTTCAAATTGCACAATATTTCTATTTTCTGTTGCTTTTTTATCAATAAAATAAATTTCTTGAGGTAGTTCACTGGCTGGGTCAGGAGTGCCAAAAGGATTTACAGAACTTGAAAAGTTTTCAGCATCTAAAAACCTACTTAAAGTGCGTCTGCGTATTACTTTTGCACCTTGCAAATCAGAAAGAGGTGTAATCGCATTTGTAAGCTGCATTATAGCTGTGATAGTACCTAATAAATTTGAAAATGATAAAGTTGGTCTTGGTAAAGTACCTTTCCCAGAATATTTAAAACCCTCTGCCTGACAGGGCATCCTTGAATAAGTATTTGATTGCCAAACAATATCATTGTTATCTTTCATATTATTGCCAGAATGAAATAAATAAACAGTAGGATTTGATAAGTTTGAATTTACATTAAATGAAACATTTCCACTTGTGGACTGTGAGGATGTTCCTGTAACAGTAAAACTATTTGTTGATACTGTCTGAATTGTATATATTCCATCAATGCCATTACCAGAAGTAAAATTAAGACTTAAAATTAAACCAACAGAAAAACCATGAGAGTTTAATGTAATAGTAATTGTTTGACCTGACTGAGAGTATGTGGCTGTCTTTGCTGATTTTGTAAAATGTATATCAGCCTTTAATTCAATTGAAAATAATTCTATTATTGATTTATTAGAAAGCTGTTGTAATTCTGATACTGGATTAGCCATTATGGTTCAAATACTTCTCTAAATGTTGTTGTAATGATAGCTCTATTATTATATGGAATTTGTTTAGTCCAAGAATCACAAACAAACTGTCCAGAACCAGAAAGTGTTATTGATACGTTGCCGCTATTTGTTGCAGAGGAAGAGGCCGTAACTGTAAAAGCATCATCACTTGTTACGGTGGAGACAGTAAAAGTTCCATCTGTTGCTGAACCTGATGTGTAGTCAATTGTTAAAACATCACCAATCGCTACTCCATGTGAAGTGATACTGATTGTCACAGTTGTTCCACTTTGTGAATATGTTCCTGTTTTAGTAAATCCTTCGGCGGGTGGGGTAAATGTAAAACTTGCTTGATCTGCAACCCTACTTCTTAAAAAAGCTTCTATGACATCTGATTCAGTTTCAGAGACATTAAAAGTTAAATTATACACTTTAGGGTCTTGCGTTAAAGGAAGCCCATACAAAGCTCTAAATTCATATCCATCACCAAGTTTTGTTACTCTTACTTTTGGTGAACTTGTTTTTGTAGTGCCATAAATAGGCTGTATTGATGGAAAATTTGCCATTTATCTATTTAATAAACCTCCTTGACGTTGCTCTTGTACTATTGTTGACTTAACAACCGATGCAATAAGTTGTCCAAACTCTTTTCCTCCACCTTGATCTCCAGAAACAGATGTACCAGAGGCATCAACAGATACATTAATAATATTAGTTGTTCCTCCTCCAATTTCTTTGTTTGGAATAATATTGCCACCTCTTGAACCCATTTGCAATATTTCTGGACCTTTTTCACCTACAAGAAAAGCACCTCCAGCACTGACAGGGCCACCATTTTCTCTTTTTAAAATCCTACTTAAAAATCCACCAATACCTCCTGTCCCTCCACTTAATTGATTAAAAATTCCAGTAATTGCTTTATCTAAAGCTATGTCAAGAAGTTTATTTTTAAGATTATTTAATACCCCACTTATTGCTTGTCCAAAAGTTTTACTGCCATTGATAGCTTCTCTTAGGCCAGCAACTAAATCATTTTGAACAGAGTCACCTATTTGTTTAAATTTTTCTTTTAACTTGTCAGCTTCTTCTGCTTTCTTTTTAATTAGTTCGGTTCCTTTTTCAAGTTTTCTATTTTCTTTCTCTAATTCTAAAATCGTGTTTGCCAACTCTTCGCCATATTTTTCGATAAGTTCTTGCCTTCTTAATTCAATATCAAATTGTTTTCTTTCTTCTTCTGTCCCAATTTTTAATCTTTCAACACTTTGTTTTAATTTTTTATTTTTTTCTTCTAAAGCATTTTTTGTTTTTTCAAAATCTCTAAATAATTCAACACCTTGAGCAATAACTAATTTTTCGTTTAATTTATCTAATTTTTTAAGTAATCCTTCAAGTTCTATCTCTTGATCGACAGTAAATATATTAATCATACTTCCGTCAACCTTGTCTTTCTTTTGTTGTAATTTTTCAACCGATTTAGTTATTCTATCTATTTCATTTTGTATATCTGTTGAACTGCCCTCCTCTAATAATTTGTTAAATTCTTTTTGTTTATTTATTGCCTTTATAATTGCATTAGTTAAAACAACAAAACCAGTTGCAATTGCAACTAAAGGTAAAGCCTTAAGAGCTAATGTTAAACCTCCCGTTGCTATTGCTAATGCTTTAGTCGTTACCGAAGCTGTTGATTGTGCTTTTGCTAAAGCTATAGCGCCCGCACTCGTTAATTTAAATTTTGCAATTAAAACAGTTAAAGATGCTGATAAAAAACCACTTGCAACAGTTAGACCTTTAACAGCAAAAGCGATACCAGTAATAACCAACGCCGTTTGTCCTTCTGAAGTATTTAAAAAATTATTTAATCCTTTTAATAAAGAAGTAAATGCCGAGCTTGCATCTAAAACGGCAGGGGTTAAAACTTTACCAATTTCAATTGAAAGTTTTTCAACTTCATTATTAAGAACTTTAAACACCATTGTCGGATCATTTTTTATTAATTCTTTTAATGCTTTACCGCCTTCTTTTTCTATTTCTTTAAATGCAGCGACAACAACATCTTTTGTAATTTTGCCATTTGCTGCCATTTCTCTTAATGCGCCTACATTCACTCCAAGTTGATCTGCTATTGGTTTTAAAACAGCAGACATTTGTTCAGAAATACTGTTAAATTCATCACCTCTTAAAACTCCTGAACCTAAAGCTTGTGTTAATTGACGCATGGCTCCCGCTTGTTCTTGTGCAGATGCTCCTGAAAGTATTGCTGCTGTGTTAAATCCATTAAATATTGCCGTTATTTCATCCATTGTCGATCCTAGTGGCGCAAGTCTAGCTTGTAAATTTGTAACACCTTCTAAAGCATCAATTGAACTTAATCCAAATTTTGTTTGTGCTTCTGTTGCAAGATTTAAAGATTGGCTATATGTTCCATTTTCCTTTGTAAGTATTTTTAATCTTTGGTTTAACTTCTCAAAACTTGTTGCTGCTGTTATGGTATTTTTTGCGAATAATCCTATTCCAACACTTGCTAATGCTGTTTTTAATCTATTTACACCAGAATTAACTAATTTTGTTTGATTCTGTACGCCTTTTAATGCGCTTGTGGCCTGCGTTGCATTTACAGTAAGTTTTACATTAGCCTGTGCCACAAATAAAAAAAGACTTTATTATATATTACCTCCTATTTGCTTTTTGACGATTAGATTCTCTTTTTTCTCTTTCATTCTTAACTTCATAATATGCAGCCCAATATATAAGCTCCTCCTCTGTTAAAGAAGTTCTTAATTCATATAATGTTTTACTAAGTTCTGTTGCTAGGAAAAATTCAAAATTTAGCCAATTATCCCCTCTTATTCTTTTTTTGCTGTATCTAAATCAAGGTCAATTTGAAATAAAAATAATTCAATTTCATTAAGTACTTTTTCAGGTAATTCTCTTTGTAGGTTTGGCGCATCTGCAATACTAAAAGCCTTCGTACCGTCTTCTAACTCTGCCATTTGGCAAAGAAGTTGTGTTGATACTGTTAGAGCTTCATCTGTGCCTGCTGACTGTTGAGCGCGTCTTCTATCATGTCTGGTTAAAGGCGGAAAATATAAATCTACAATTTTTTCTCCATTACCGTTTTTAAATTCGTATTTTCTTCTTGTTGTCATTTCCTCCTTATATGAATCTGTAAGAAGGTCTATTGTTCTTTTTGTTGGCATTTGGTTTGTTTAGTGGACTAATAAACTCAATCTATCAGATAGCGCTTGTTATGGTACCACTTGTTATAAAACTGATATTTATTATTTGAATTTCGCCAAGTGTTGCTCCATATTCTGCCCCAGTAATAATTCCCGCAAAACTTATTTTTTTTGCTGAAGTTGCCCTATCTGGAAATAGTTCAAATAAAGCGTCTGCGTTATCACCAGTAGTTAATACATCATCTATAAAAGTTGTATAACCAGCACCAGTTTCAGAAGGATTATAAAGAAGTTCTGCGGAACCCTCTGCTGAAATCAAACCGCCGATATTAGTTTTAAATGTATCACCTTGTTTTGTGGTTTCTAACGTGTCTTTTGTTATTGATAAAGACCAGTTTCTAGTTTGTCCTACGTCAGCTTCAGTTCCACCCGCATTTTCAAACATGATTTTACCTACATCGCCCTTGATAGCCATAACAAAAAAAAGAATTATTAATAAATATCTTAACTCTTTTCTGATTTTTTTACATCTTTTTTTAAAGTTTCTTGTTTTTCCATATATCGTCTGCAACGAGCATCCCAATAAACAGGGTCACGGCGTCCTTTTACTGTTTCAATTGCATCCAGCATTTTTTCTGTAATTTCCATTAAAGTTCCTCAAATATTTCAAAGGTCATTCTTAATTGTGTTTGAAATTGACCTTCTGGGCTAGATGTTACCACTTCCGGCCCAATTGGTGAATCAAAAATAACATTTGAAACTGTAATCCTATTATATAAATCTCGCAATCTTTTACCAATAGTATAATTATCACCTGAGCCGATTCCCTGCGGTGTGAAAATATTCATTACAACAATTCCAACAAGACTATTAATTCCGCTTGCATCACCATGCGTCAAATAAGACCCTGCCCCAAAGCTTGTAAGGCATTGAACGAAGGAAGTGTTCGCATTGCTATCAAATGACATATTATGAAAAACAACAGGAATTGCGGGGCTAGAAGCTAACTCTGTTGCAATTCTGGCTTCAATAGTTGCTCTTACTGTGTTTAAATCTAATGCGGCCATTATTTACCCCTGATTTGTCTATATAAATCTTGAACTTCGCCTTGAACTTCTCTTGCAAGTAAATCAAGATGTTTTGCTTTGAGTCCGTTATCACTTCTATATGTCTGACCCCAAGAAGGCGGTAAACTTGTTCCCATCATAACGGGTTCAGCATAAGGAACATTGTTGTGAATATGATATTTATTTGTAAATTTTTCTTTTCCTAATTGATAATTAATTGTTTTGGCTTTTTTTACAACAGTGCCAAGACCTTTTGATCCATAATCGCCTTCTGCGGCGGGTGCGCCGTTCTCTGCGTTTTCTCCTATCTGCCAAGAAACCGCAAGCCTTCCTGTGTCAACTGGCGACCCCTCTTTAACTATTCGATCAGCAGTTAACACAACGACAGACAATAAAGTGTTTATCTGTTCTTCCGAATAATCGCCAATTTGATCTAATCGAATTTGTCTCATGTTCTTAAATAACAAACAAAAGTTAATTTATCATTTGCAAGTTGATTTGTTTCTATTCTAATAATTGAATAAGTAACAGAACCAATTATTATTTTGTCTTTGGTTGTAGGAGTAGAAGAAAGACTTGCTGCGGCAATTTGAATTTTTTTATCGGTTGCTTCAATTAATTCATTAACTTCTCGTAAATTTATATCCTCTAAAACACCCCTAATAGATGTATCTGTATTTGTCTCTGCAATAACACCTGTAGTCGTGTTATACGACCCTGCGGAAACTGATCTAAAGGTTATATCAGCACTAAGCTTTTTATTCTCTAAAACCTTTTTAAGTGCGGAAGATATTCCCATTAGATTTTATATGCAATGCAAGCGCCACTTGTAAGAGTAATACTTGTGAATAATCCAAAAATAGTTTGACCAGCCTTAAACGTTTCACCATCAATACTATTTCCTGTGTAGTTATGGGTAGCAGTATTTACTTCAGTATCTTCTTTGAAAAAAATACTTTTAAATCTGCCTGTATGTGCGGCTGTATCTGTAATTAGTTCACCGCCAAGTGAATAATCTGGGTCTGCGTTGTACATAATTAACTCCTTTTAATAGAAATGTTACTTGGCCCTGAAATTCTAAGACCAGTAAAATAGCGTTCAAATAATGGCGGAACGCGATCAGCGCCAGTTGATCCAAAAAAGTTTGGCGTCACATTTACTGATCCTACTTGAATATTTTTAAAATCTTCAAAACCACTTAAACCTAATCCATCGCGATTATTATTTAAATAAACAGCCAAAATTGCTTGCGCTCTTTTAACTTGATCTGGAATTTCTGTGTCTGTAAAATAATCTGTTGATATACGAAAAGGAAAACCGACTGCATAAGTATTTACGTATGTATCAGGTTTTCTAACTCCTGTTCGCGGCCATTGTAAAGCCTGTGTATCTGTTGCCCTTGCTCCAAGAAATCTTTCGCGATCTATACGAACTGTAGCTGTGTATAAGGCGCGGTTTTTATTATCTGTTGTTGAATTATCCCAAGCTGTAACATCATCATCAAGAACTAGCCCTTCAATAATCGCGTTTGCGTCATCGAGAGTTAAATAACTATTTGCTGATGCGCTTCCCGCCGTTGCTGTTATGGTTATTGCCATTTTCGACCTTAGATTTAGATTTACGTTTTTTTGTTTTTTTAGGAATAGAAGCCACCATTACGGCAGCTTCTTTTTCCCTTATTCGCTTAAAAGCAAATAATCCCATTTAACCCTTAATTATTTTGTAATTAAGAACAAT